AACAAAATACGCTTTTCACCCCACCAAATTAGCTTTCACGTGAAACATAATTTGAATACATTTATTCTTGTTGCTTGTGCCCCGGATAAGGGGAAGGTACGCTTGTACCCTGGCTCACAGATCTTGGAGCTTGTGACTTCTGGCTTGAAGCTTGAGCCTTTGAGGGAAGGCTTGCAGGCTTGTCACCTGGAGCTTGAGCGCTTGTGAGCTTGGACGCTTGTGCTCTAAGTTTTTTAAGTTCAGCATAATATTTAGGATGTTTCCAGGTAAACATTTCTAGTGTTTACCATAGGCCACGTCACCTGTCGACCGGTCCCAGCACGCGCGGCAGCTGCCGCACTCATTAGACTGAGTTGGGGCTGGACACGTGCGAGCTTCCGGGGTGGTAACTACTGACGAGGTCCACGGCCAGGCCTTGGGCGCCGGTCCGTCTACCTTAGACCCTGACAGTCTAATTATTAAATTACTTGGCACCGTTGCCGGGTCCGCTGGCAAGTATTGCCGCTCTTGCGTGGGCAGCCAGTGCCTGGTGTCCGGCGTGAGCTTGCACACTTCAAAAATATTTTTTAGATGGTCATGACTCTGAAGGTCCCCGCTGTCGTGCCACCTGAACCAGGGCTGGCCCTTGATTAGTGTCACCATCGCGGTGACCCAGTCGGGATGGTCCAGGCTGTCCAGCCGGCGTTCCAGTGCTGCCCTAACATTGCTGAACCTATAGCGGCCCTTCATTGCATAACAGCCGAAGCACGGAGTGCCTTCAATTTTTCTGAGCTTAGCGCCAGTCTGACAGTGCCAGGCCGGCAGGTTGTAAGCTGGGCCAGGCATCTTCGACGGCTTCGACAGTCCGCCGGTTATCTTTCTTGCTTCTTTTTTTAACATAAATTATTCCTTTCTAAATCTTATAATATCCCAGAGCTTGGGACCTGTCAAGCTTGAGAGCTTGCGCCCCAGCTGCACGCCTACCACCCGGCCGCCGCCAGGCTTGAGCTAATGAGCTGGAACAGTCCCAGGTCCCGGCGCAGCTGCGCAGCTGTGCCAGGTTCCAGCTGGTGAAGCTCTGACAAGTTTCATGACCGGAAGAGCTACAGACGAGGTCCACGGTTGCCAGAGGTGCCCGCAGGTTAACTTAACAATCCAGGATCCTTATATCCCAGTTAATCCCAGAAGTAAAGGGATTAAATGTCGCAGCCCTAATGGGTGGGCCCACCCCGGGCGGGCCCACCCTAGCTTGAGGCTTGTGACCTATTTTTTAAAAAAAGAAAAAATTTACAACTAGAGGTTGTATTCCAAAAAATGCAACCTCTGGTTGTTTCATCAAGGACAGATGAATTTATTTAAGTTTATATTTCTTCACTAATACTTCTATCGTTTTTGCAATGCTCAATTTTACTGGTGCAACTTTTTTAGAAATTCTTTCTAATTTTGCAAAAGTATCATTGCTCAATGCAACACTTCTATATTTATTAATATCTGTCATTTGTCCTCTACTATTGTTGTTTCAGTACCCATATATGGCTTTCTTACATAGTCATTATTTCCGTCAAAAACATAATGATATCTTTCGACTTTTGTCGTTTTTACCTCTATTGGTTGTTCTTGGGGTTCTCGAACAGGCGCAATTTCTACAATTCTGTCCAAGTGTTTTTTGATATATTCAAATAAACAACCTACCTTACAAAAGTGATTTTCCCACCCTTGATAATAATGAGGCAAGTCTTTTATTTTTATTTTTCTTGTTCTTAATACCTTATTTCCCTTACTACCTCTAATTCTGTCGGTAGTATGGTAAGTATGGCATTTGTCATTATGACACCAATTATAACTCATCTTTCTGTCCTTTCTGATTGGGTTGAGTATTCCACTCTGGAACTACCTCTCAACCCAATACTTTCGATTTGTGTTAAGTTTTTTTAAATAACAGCTTTTAATATAATATCCCATTGACAAAAGTCAAGATTAGTTTAAAACTTTTTTTAAAATAAACTAACAAATAAAAAAGAAAGAGGACACATGGCTAGAATAAGACTTAACCAAGAGTACAGAACTAAGATAAGTAATCGTATGAGAGTACACCTTGAACAAGAGGACACTCAGGAAAAAAAGAAATATGATACTTTAAAAGCAAACCAAGTTGATATCAATGACGAGGCTTGGGGTTGTGCTGAGCAAATAGTAAGAAGACATTACACAGATGAAGATGTTGCAAAAGCATATTACCTACAAAATAAGTTTGAAAATGTTTCGACTATTGCAAAAGATAGTTGCTTTCATTTTGGGTATCATGGACAAGTTGAAAGACGAGATCACGAAGACAACCCAACAATGGAAGACAAGTTTATAGAAAAACATTTTGACTTTAAACTTGATGGCTCGATTGATGTTGACAATAACAATTCATATAATCGTGATAATGATTATGCGTATGCTTTGTATCGTGACGAATTAAAAGCGCAAGACGAGTGCAATCCAGATATTTTGATTGAGCAAGAGGGTAAAGACAACAATCCTCACTTAACAAAATTTAAAGATAATAATGACAAGTATCTTGGGTTAAGTGGTGGTCGAGATAATGAAGTTAAGTATGGTCGTGAGTGGAACGACAAATATAAACTTGATTTGATTGGTCGTGACTATTGTCGTGATAGGTCTATTGCTTGTACTAAAGAGGAATTTAATTATTTAGTATCTTGGAAACAGGCAAAAGGTCAATTTGTAATTGCTCATCAAAAATGGATTAAAAGTATTTTAAACCAGATGAAAGAAATTAAGATTGGTTTAAAGGGCTACAAGTGGCTAGACGAGGCAATAGAGTTATGCAATGAACTTGGTTTAAATATTAAAGACCATGAAATTATCAGAACTAACTCAACAGGATTGACAATCTATAATCCTAAGAATTTAGCTGATAGGATTAAGGGCATGAAAAACACAGAAAAAACAAGAGAACAGAAGATAGCTGATCGTGTTGCATATATGTCACAAAACCAAACTAATGTGGATAACTTAAATTAATTTGTTGATTAAATATGGGATTAATATACATTAATCCCATATACAAAAGTATATAGAAAGCGAGAACAAATGATAAAAGACAAACCATTCACAATCACTTATTTTTCTGCGAGTGATAAAAAGCATATTACAAGAAGTGCTTTGTGGACAGACCAATGTAAATATTGGGTGTCAAAAGGTGGAAGACTATTAATGACTTATTTTGATGTTGACCAGAACGGATATAGGACAGCGTCGGATAGTTGGAAAATCAAACTGTAACAGGAAGAGGACAAATGACAAAATATGTAATATTAAATCTAGCGTTTGTTGGTGCAATGCTCTCGGTGTTGACTATTCTAAACGCATTTAGTGGGGGATTATTATGGTAGAAAAAAAGTTTTTCATAATTGAAAAAAATCATTATGAACATACGACAGATAGCTACTATGTTTATGACAGAACAATGTATGATTTAACAACAGCAGTTAAAAAGTTGTTGGCTCTTGATACATTGAACGAGGACAGGAAGACGACTTCATATCACTTGCAAGAGGTTAATTTCTCAATGGTTGAAAAACCATTAGTATTAAATGAGGAAGTGAAAGAAGAAGACAATCAAGAGGAATTGCCCTTTTGATTGTTCTCGCTTGGCTTTGTGGGGTGAGGCTAATCCCATAGAGCCATGCAGTAATTGCATAGGATATTGCCATAATATCCCATGCAGTTATTGCATACCCTAATCCCACAACATCCCATGCAAAAACTGCATAGGTGTTGCAAAAATATCACAGTCAAGAAAAAAATTTTTTAGCGATACTGGGCGGGCCCACCCTTGCGCCGGGAGGGCCCACCCATAGAGGTACCAGGCCCAGGCAACATGTCGATCGCAAAACAAAAAGGCAATACCCCCTAAATACAAAGGGATCCTAAGTCATGACTAAAGTTGAAGATTTAGACGGTTATGGTATAAGTTTTAAAAACATATTGAAGATATGCCAAACGAAAAAATTTTAGAAAAAAAATATGAGGGTCTGACCTCAGAAGAAGTTTCAAACCTAATTGAGCTAGAACGAAGTGTAGCATTAGACGAAGCTAAACCAAATATTACAAAAAATTTTTTAAGTTTTGTAAAGTATGTGTGGCCTGAGTTTATAGAGGGGTCCCACCATAAAATTATTAATAAAAAATTTAATGACCTCGCACAGGGGAAAATTAAACGTCTGATCATTAACATGCCGCCAAGACATACAAAGTCGGAGTTTGCCTCATACTTACTCCCGGCATGGATGATTGGAAAAGACCCTAAATTAAAAATTATTCAAGCAACTCACACAGCAGATCTTGCAATAGACTTTGGTCGTAAAACTAAAAATTTAGTTGACCAACAAAATTACAGAGAACTTTTTGATACAAGGCTACAAGAAGATAGTCAGGCAGCAGGTAAATGGAAAACAGAACAAGGTGGTGAATATTTTGCAGCTGGTGTTGGTGGAGCAATCACAGGTCGTGGTGCTAATCTATTAATCATTGATGACCCACACAAAGAACAAGATGTTCGTGCAGATGGTAAAGCTTTTGAGAAAGCAATTAATTGGTACACGTCTGGACCTAGACAACGTTTACAGCCTGGTGGTGCTATTGTAATTGTAATGACTAGATGGTCTACAAAAGACATAACCGGTCAGTTATTAAAAGCTCAATCTGAAGAAGGGTCTGATCAGTGGGAGGTTGTTGAATTACCAGCCCTGCTCCCTGATGGAAAACCCGTGTGGCCAGAATACTGGACCTCAGAAGAATTACTTAAGACTAAAGCATCTATCCCAGTTAGCAACTGGCTAGCGCAATATATGCAAATGCCAACGGCAGAAGAAGGAGCTATACTTAAACGAGAATGGTGGCAGGATTGGACACAGAAATATCCACCGCCTTTAGATTATATTGTACAGTCGTATGATACTGCGTTTACTAAAAAGACAACTTCTGACTTTAGTGCTATAACCACGTGGGGAGTCTTTACGACCGAGGAACACGGACAAAGCATTATATTATTAAATGCGTTTAAAGACCGATGGGACTTTCCAGAACTCCGGCGTGTAGCATTAGAAGAGTATAGAGACTGGCAACCTGACATGGTTATAATTGAGGCAAAAGCCACAGGACTGCCTTTGACCCACGAGTTAAGACAAATGGATATACCGGTTATTAACTTTACACCCTCAAAAGGAAATGATAAACACACAAGATTAAACTCCGTTGCGCCGCTTTTTGAAAGCGGCAAAATATGGGCGCCTATGCACGAGCATTTTGCACAGGAAGTTGTGGAAGAATGTGCGTCTTTCCCATTTGGAGAATATGATGACTATGTCGATAGTACGACACAGGCCATCATGCGTATTAGACAGGGAGGATTGGTTAGACATCCTGAAGACTACCAAGACGAGCCTGTTGTAAAGGGACAAGTAAAGTATTATGGCTAAGAAAACATTAGTAGATTCAATTATAAAATTATACTCTAAACTAGGTGGGAATATATCCGATGTCCTCGGTACCCGGTCCAATGTTAATTTCTTAGGAACAGGTAAAAGTCCAGAAGGATTCATAGATGGTGATATCAACATAGAAGCAATCGGTGTTCTAGGTAAAACTAAAATTTTAGACGAACTAAAAAGTTCAATGGGTTATTTAACTTCTGATAAGTTAAACGATGTTCAGGCAAGTAAGCTTTACGAAAACATGACAAAGATTGACGAAGTTCTTAACCCGAAACAAATTCCAAACATCACGGACATGGCAACAGGGATCAGGAACCTGGATCAAGAAGGAATAGCTTCTTTAAGAGCAGAACAAAATTTAGCAGATGATGTAGTTAAAGATGTTTCTGACATGGAGTTCGATATAAGAAGTCAATTTCCAAAAGCGTCTGAGGATGAAATAAGGGCGTTGGTGAATAGAGTAGAATCCGAAGTTCCAAAAAGACCTGCCAACTATGATGAGCTTAGTATGGATGATCGAAGACTAAATGATATAGAAGCAGAAAATATTTATAGACAAATTTTAAAAGAGGCAGATGATTTACCACCTCCAGGTTCACGTGGCGGAGCAGATGATATTGCAGCACCAATTCAAGATGCTGAAACAACAATCAGAAATCTAGAAGCACAAGACCCTGAACTTGCTTCACAGTTTAGAAAAATTGTGTTAAGCAACCAAGGAGATGCACCGGGTAAACGTGCATCAGCTAGAGAATTTTTAGTAGAAGCATTAAAAGAAGATGATGTTGTAAAAAGCGGAAATACTTTTAGTGATTTTATAACTGCAGAAGATTTTAAATATGTTACAGAAGGCGGCGGTGGTATTGCTGGCGATCCATTGTTACTTGTAGAAAAATATTTTGGTCCAAGAATTGCAGACATGATTCCAGCAAATGCCAATTCAGAAGAGATTGTCGTATTTACAAAAAGAGTTTTAAACAATGTAGTAGACGCTGCAGGCAATAGACCAGACAGCCCTAGGTTCGATAGGTTTACTGCAAGATTTATTGACGAAGTTCAAGATTTTGCAAAAGGCGGACTAGCTAAGATTCTGGAGGTCTAATGGCTGAAAGATACAGATTTCCATTTGGCAATACAGTAGGTGTTCAAGAAAATTTAACTATAGCAAATGCACCAAGAATTGAACTTCAAAGACAGAAGATAGATAGATTTAAAGAGTTGGTTAGAGAAGGCCGAGTTCCAAGCGAAGCTAAAAAAATAGTTATAGAAGAATTTAATTTAACTAGAAGTCCAACAGCAGGAACTCCAAAATGGATGGTTAAGGGAAGAGCAGAGTTAATAGAAGAAGGTTTTGATTATAAAAAAAGTCCCGGAGGTCCTACACCTAGTGGTGATGCAGATAAAAGAGCATACGATTACAGAAAAAACTTTGTGTCTAATCTTGAACAAAGAATTAAAAGAACTAAACAAAAAACTGGTTTAGGAAAAGCGTATGAAGTTGCACACACTGCAAATATTTTTCAAGCTAAAAAATTAGGTATTGATTATCCAGTTGATGCGTTAGCAATACAAACAAAAAATATAAATAACAAAGTAGCCGAACAATTAAATGATGAATTAAAACCTCTGTATAGAAAACAATTAAAATTGTTTAATAAAATGAAAAGAAAAAATACATCGTCTTTAATTAAACAAATGGATAAAATTAATTTTCAAATAGGAGAGTTAGTTGCAACAGGTGGTAGTCAAGGAGATCTTGCAGCAAATGTTTTAAAACCAATTATTGTTGATCCGGATACTGTTAAAGGTAAAATTTTAGATTTAGGTTTTGATACTTCAACAGAAGTTGTTGCTTCTCCAGGAGCAACTACAAAAGCAACTGCTGCTGGATCTGTTGATGACATAATGGCTAGAGCAAATGTCGAATCATTTTTATCTAACGTTAGAGCAGATGCAGCAAACAACGGTCAAATATGTTCTTTAGTTAGAACCAAAAAAGCAAACGGTGGAACAATAAGTTGTGTTGATGCTGTTGAAGAAGCTATACAAGAAAACCCAAAAAAATTAGCACAAGATATAAATAAACTTCCTGAAGAAAGTGGAGCAATCAATAAACTTAAAAGTGGTGCATCTAAATTTTTAAGCTTTGCAAAAAGTGGTGCTAGGTTTGGTGCTTTAGGTTTAGCGGGTGCTGTTGGAGCATCAATTGTAAAACCATTTATGAATGATGATGTGTCAACGTATCTTTCTGGAGAAGAGCAGCAAAGAAATATGTTAAAGTCTATGATCCTTAATCCTATAAATGAGCCAGATGAAAAAATTACAGAAGACGAAGTAAACTTTTTTGATAAAGCAACCTTGCCTGCGGTAGGAACTGCAGCAGCCGCTGGTACGGCAGTTGTTGCACCTTCTACAATTAAAGCGGCAAGAAGCAGAGCGTTAGGTTCAACTCAATCAGGATTTACAAAAACTGGTTTAAAAACTTTAGGTAGAGGCTTAGGTGCTCTTGGTACACCAGCAGGTCTACTTGCAACAGAGCCTTTCTTCCTTGGAAGTCAGATAGCAGAAGGAGATTCTTTAGCCGAAATGGCAACTCAACCTATGAACTATTTAGGAGCAGCGTTTGCAGGTCCCATAGATAAGTTTGCTACAAAAGGATTAAGTCCTGCGATTGCAAAAACAATGAGACTAGGGATTAGTCCTAGTGTATTAAAAACTGTATCAAGAAGATTTGGAATACCGGGTCTTGCATTATCTAGTGGTATTAGTGCTTATGAAATGTTTAGAAACAAAAGAGAAGGAAGAGGATTATTTGATGACGGTTAAAAATAAAACCCTTGTTGTAAATATGCAACACGTAAAATTTAAAGCAATACCACCTTTGAAAGGACCTGATCCACAGGGGTTGAATGTTCCCACAAAACAAGCTAAAACAATAGAGAACTCGGAGAATATAAATGGCAGATATAGACAAAGCCCTACCAAACGTAGAAACTGAAATTAAAGTACCTGGCGAAGAAGAAATCGCAGTTGCTGAACAACAAACTGTTGAAGAACAAGTTGGTCCTGACGACATACAAGTAACTCAAGAAGAAGATGGTGGAGCAACAATTAATTTTGATCCAGAAGCAGTTAACCAACCCGGAACAGAATCACATTTTGATAACTTAGCAGAACTTCTACCAGAAGATGTTTTAGGTAAGATGGGTTCTGAATTAACAGGAAATTATAATCAATATAAATCTTCTAGAAAAGCTTGGGAAGATACTTATACAAAA